CCTATGCCTACCACGAGAGATGCAGCAATGAGAGGACTATTAAGAGGATGAGAATGAAAACTTATGCTTTTCTTGCAAAAACATATACTAAAAAATATATGGGTGATGCAAAAGACGCAATGAGAACATTGGGTGCTAAAGCAAAAATTGGACAAAAAAAAATTAAAAAAAAATATAAATCTTTAAACCCTAAAGTAAGAGTAGGTTTAGAAGGATTTGGTACTGGTTTAAAATATGGAACACTAGGTGTTGGTGCAATAGAAATTGGTAAAAAAATAACTGGTAATAAAAAGGAGAAATAATATGCCGATGGTTGGAAAGAAAAAATACCCATATACTAAAAAGGGTAAAGCTGCAGCAAAGAAAGCTGCAAAGAAAAAAGGTATGAAAGTTAAAAAAATGAAAGGTTACTAATGAAAGGCAAAATGATGGGTAAAGGTATGCTTACTGCTAAACAAAAAACTTTACCAAAAGCACTTCAAGAAAAGATTGTTAAATCTAAAATGAAAAAGAAAAAGAAAAATGGCAAAAAATAAAGATCTAGTACCTTATTCTAAATTAGGATCTTTTAAATCTAAGATCAGAGTTAGTGGTCAGAAGCTTAAAAAAGCTGGTAAGAAAGCTATGTCTAAAACTACTGCTGAACAAAGATTCTTAGGAAAGACTTTACCAAAAACTTTATTTAAAGTTGGTAAGTTTGCATTTATGAATCCAATTACAGCAACTGCTGCCTTTATGGCTCCAAGTGCAATAAGAGCTTTAGGAAAGCAAAAAGGACTTAACTTTCCTGAATATAGACAGTTTAATAAAAAAGGTAGAAAAATTTAATGTCAGAAGAAGTTAAATCAAATCATGGTGGAAAAAGACCTGGAGCTGGTAGACCTGTTGGATCTAAGTCAAAAGCTCTGTGGAAATCTATGGAAGAAATGGCAGAAAAATATCAACATTCTCCTTTAGATTATTTACTTGCTGTGTTAAACAATCCTGCAAGTAGTCCTGAAAGAAAAATGTATGCAGCCGAAAAAGCTGCACCATACGTTCATGCAAGACTTACATCATCAAACACAAAAATGAGTATAGATGAACCAGTCCAAGTCAAAGTCCAATGGCAAAAAGAAGACTAAGATAGTAGAGATCCCATATAAGCCAAGATCTTACCAACAAGAAGTTCATAAAAATAGAAAACGATTTAGTGTTCTTGTATGTCATAGACGATTTGGTAAATCAGTTTTATCTATTAACGAATTAATTAAAACAGCAGCAGATAAACCTAGAGCTTTATGTGCATTTGTTGCACCGACATATCGTCAAGGTAAAGCTATCGCTTGGGAATATTTAAAATTTTATACTAAACCTTTACTTCAAATAGGTGGTAGTAGAAATGAATCAGAACTAAGAATAGATTTATTTAATGGATCACGTATCCAAATATTTGGAGCAGATAATCCAGATAGCATCAGGGGTATGGGATTCGATGCAGTTGTCCTGGACGAATATGCTATTATGTCTCCAAGAGTATGGACAGAGATTATTAGACCTGCTGTTGCAGATAAATTAGGTTGGGTTTTATTTATCGGTACACCAATGGGCCACAATCAGTTTTGGGAAGTATATGATTATGCTTTGCGTGGTAAAGAAGATTGGTATGGTAAATTATATAGAGCATCTGATACACAAGTAATACCAGATAGTGAGCTTGAAGAAGCAAAAGCTATCATGACACCTGAACAATACGAACAAGAGTTTGAATGTTCATTTACTGCTGCAGTATCAGGAAGCTATTATGGTAGACTAATATCAAAAGCAGAAAAAGAAAAAAGAATAGGTGAAGTACCTTACGATGAAAATCTAGGTGTTGAGACGTGGTGGGATTTGGGAATAGGAGATTCAACTGCGATATGGTTTGCACAAAGAGTTGGTGAAGAAATACATCTTATAGATTATTACGAAACCTCTGGTGAATCATTAGCACATTATGCAGATGTATTAGCAGATAAAGATTATGCTTATTCATCACATATAGCACCACATGATATAATGGCTAGAGAACTTGGAACAGGTAAATCAAGGCTTGAAGTTGCAAATGAACTTGGTATAAACTTTGATGTAGCTCCAAGATTAGAAGTAGATCATGGAATTGAATCTGTAAGAAATGCGTTACCTAATTGTTATTTTGATAGACAGAAGTGTAAAGTTGGTTTAGATGCTTTACGTCAATATAGAAAACAATGGGATGAAAAAAACCAGGTGTTTAAAAATAAACCCTTACACAACTGGTGTTCACATGCAGCTGACAGCTTTAGGTATGGATGCGTAAGTGAACCAATTGATACAACTGAATGGGATAAACCTTTAACAATAGATACAAAATACGTAGTATGAAATCAAAAGAAGAAATATTAAGAGTACTAGCAAGTGAGATACATCAAGCATCAGGTTATATTGGTGGTGAATTAGTTGCTAGAAGAAAAAAATCATTAGAATATTATTTAGGTATGCCTCTTGGTAATGAACAAGAAGGTAGATCTCAAGTAGTATCTAACGATGTCCTGGACACAGTAGAAAGTTTAATGCCTTCATTAATGAAGATCTTTACTGCTGGTGATAATATATTTGAATGCGAAGGTGTTGGCCCTGAAGATGAAGAAATGGCTAGACAATGTACTGATTATCTTAATCACATCTTCTATAAAGAGAATGATGGTTTCTTAGCTTTGTATTCTGCATTTAAAGATGCACTTATCCAAAAGAATGGTATCTTAAAAGTATTTTGGGATAACTCACAAAAAACTGAAAGAGAAGAATATACAAGACTTACTGATGATGAGTTTAATGATTTAGTAGAAAACGCAGAAGTTAAAGTATCAGCACATTCAGAATATGAAGAACCTATCACAGATGATAGAGGTAAAGAAATAGATAAAGTAACTTTACATGATGTAGTTATTCATAGAACTAAGCTATATGGTAAAGTTAGAATAGAACCTATTCCACCTGAAGAATTTTTAATTGAAAGAAGATGTAAGTCTATTGATACTGCAAACTTTGTTTGTCATAGAACACAAAAGACTAGAACTGAATTAGTTGAAATGGGATATGATCCTGAGTTAGTAGATAGCTTACCAACAGGTGATACAGATTATTATACAGAAGATAAGTTTGTTAGACATCAAAACGTAGACTTCTCACATGGACAAACAGATGGTGATGATTCTACACAAGATATTTTAATTCATGAGTGTTATGTAAGAATGGATGCTGATGAAGATGGTAAAGCAGAGTTATTAAAAATTACTACAGCTGGTGAAGCTACAAAACTTTTAGATATTGAAGAAGTAGATAATATGCCTTTCATATCTATGACACCAGTTATCATGCCTCACAGATTTCATGGAAGATCTATTGCAGAACTAGTTGAAGATATTCAATTAATTAAATCTACTGTTATGAGACAAATGTTAGATAACATGTATCTAACTAATAATAACAGAGTTGCAATCCAGGATGGTCAAGTAGCTATGGATGACCTACTAACCAATAGACCTGGAGGAATTGTAAGAACTAAACAACCACCACAAAATGTAATGATGCCTATTCAGGCACAACCTATTACAGAACAAGCTAGTGGTATGTTAGGTTATTTAGATGCTGTAAAAGAATCTAGAACAGGTGTAAGTAAAACTGCACAAGGATTAAATCCTGATTCTTTAAATAATAAAACAGCTACTGGTATGAACCAAGTATTAACTCAATCTCAAATGAGAATGGAGTTGATTGCTAGAATCTTTGCCGAAACAGGTGTTAAAGATCTAGCATTAAAGTTATTTGAACTAACTTGTAAATATCAGCAAAAAGAAAAAATTGTTAGAATTAGAGGTAAGTATATACCTATGCGACCATACGAATGGAAGGATAGAGTAAATGTTACTGTAAGAGTAGGATTAGGTACTGGATCAAAAGAACAACAACTAATCTTAATTAATGCTATTTTGCAAAGACAGATGGAAGCTATACAATTACAACAGAATGTGTATGGCCCAATGGTTAATTTAAGAAATATCTATAACTCATTAAAGAAACTTGTAGAGAATGCAGGTCTAAATAGTATAGAACCTTTCTTTATGGATCCAGAAGTAGGTGCAGCACAAATGCCACCACTTCCACCTAAACCACCATCTGAGTTTGAAAAAGTTACATTAGCTCAAGTACAAGGTGAAAACCAAAGAGCTGTAATGAAAAACAATGTTGAGATGAAACGTATTGAATCTCAGATGAGAAAAGAATTATTAGATTTTGAGTTGAAAATTAAAGATCTTGAGTTAAAGTATGGTACTAAGATTGATGAATTAGAATTAAAACGAAGATCAATGTTAGAACAAGCCGACCTTAATAAGTCTGGTGATTTAATGAAAGAAATAGTAAAAGGTCAAGGACAATTCTTTAATGGACAAGGAAACACAGATCAGGCAGGGCAAGAGAGCAGAACAGCTCCTCAACGATCCCCTGCTAAAGACAGCATTTGAAGATCTCTTAGAAATATATAAACAAGAGATGTTCAATACTAATTTCGCTGACAGCGATAAGCGAACACACCTTTGGGTAGCCTACAATCTTGTAGAAAAAATCAGAGGACATTTGCAAAGCATCATGTCAAGTGGAAAACTAACTCAACAAGAGTTAGATCAATTAAATAAAAGACGTTAAGCTAACGCAACGTCAAATTCGTCAACCATGAAAGGAACGATACAATGTCAGAAACACAAAATATAGATAGTGCTGCTGAAAAAATTTCAGGATTATTGAATCCAAAAGATCAACAAGAAACTGAAACTAAAACAGCAGAACCTTCAGAATCTAAACCTGAGACACAGGAAGTTCAAGAGAGCCAAGTTGAGTCTGAAACAGCTCCAGAACAAGATACTGAGAATACTGAGGTAACAGAAGAACAACAAACAGAATTAGAGGAACCCAATCTCCACCAACTAAAAGTTAATGGTCAAGAGATAGAGGTTAGCCTTGATGAACTGAAAGCTGGTTATTCTAGAGACTCAGATTATAGACAAAAAACTCATGCTTTAAGTTTAGAAAGAAAAGATCTTGAAAGCCAAAAGCAAAGTTTGCGTCAATCTTATGATGATCGAATAAGAGAACTTAATGATAAAATAGCAACTGCTGACGCATTTGTCAGACAACAACAAGGAAGTGAAGATCTTCAAAAACTTTATGAAGAAGATCCTTCTGCAGCAGCTAGATTAGATTTTCAATTACGTCAACAAACTGACAAGATTGAAGAAATGAAATCAGCAGCAAGAGAAGCACAACAAAAACAATATAATGATTTCCTTGAAACACAAAAAAGTTTAGCAGCTGAAAAAATACCTGAGTTTGCAGATCCTTCTAAAGCAGATTCATTTAGACTTAATATGCGTAATACATTACGTGATTATGGTTTTAATGATACTGAGATTGGATCACTTGCAGACCATAGATTTCTAATGGTAGCAAAAGATGCTATGAGTTATAAATCTTTGAAAGATAAAAAACCTATCGTTCAAAAGAAAGTAGCTAATGCACCAAAGGTTATTAAAGCAGGTGTTTCTAAATCAACTACAAGTTCTGGTCGTGAGGTCATAAGAAATAAAATCAACAAGTTACGTAAGACAGGGGATCTTGGAGATGCTCAATCTGCGTTGCTTGATATTATTAATCTTAAATCTCAACAGAGGAAATAACAAATGGCACAACCAACAAATACATTTGATACTTATGATTCAGTAGGTGAAAGAGAAGATCTTTCTGATGTAATCTATAGTATCTCTCCAACAGATACGCCATTCATCAGCTCAGCAGCTAAAACAAGAGCTACTGCAGTTTTACACGAATGGCAAACAGATGCTTTAGCAGCAGCATCAACTTCAAATGCTGTAATCGAAGGTGATGAAGCAACATTAGATGCAGTATCTCCTACTACTAGACTTTCAAACAGTTCACAGATTATGGACAAAACTGTTGTAATCACAGGAACTCAAGAAGCTGTAGATAAGGCAGGTAGAGCATCTGAGATCGCTTACCAAATCGCTAAGAAAGCTAAAGAGCTTAAAAGAGACATGGAAGCTACTATTACTGGTAACCAAGCAGAAGTTGCTGGTGATGCTTCTACTGCTAGAAAACTAGGATCTCTAGGTGCTTGGGTTGCATCTAATGATGATTTTGGTGCTAGTGGTGCGTCAGGTTCAGCTGGTAACACAGCTAGAACTGATGGAACTCAAAGAGCTTTCACTGAAGCATCTTTAAAAACTGTAATTAAAAATGTTTGGAATGCTGGTGGTGATCCTTCAATGATCATGGTCGGCCCATTCAACAAACAAAAATTATCTGGTTTTACTGGTAACAGTACTAGATTTGATGCAGGTGCAGATGCTACATTATACACTTCAGTAGATGTATACGCATCTGACTTCGGTCAATTACAAGTAGTACCTAACAGATTCTCTAGAGATAGAGATGCTTATGTCTTAGACATGAACTACTGGGGTATTGCGTTCTTAAGAGACTTTACTATGCATGAATTATCAAAAACTGGTGATTCTGAGAAAAGACAATTATTAGTAGAAGCAACTCTTGAGTCAAGAAACGAAGGTGCATCTGGATTAGTTGCAGACTTAACTACTTCATAATAAATATAACTGTTTGGGGGAGTAACCTTAATATCTGCTCCCCCAGCAGATTCTAAACAATGAAGATCTGAGAGAAGGTTAGGATCGGAACATTACAAGGAATATTAATGAGAACACTTAACGACTATTTTTTAACAGCTAAAATCACAGACATATCTACAGCAGGATCTACTTTTGTTGCAGTACCTGATGGTGGCAGAATTATTAAAATTTTTTCAAGCATTAAAAATGCAATTACAACAGCAGACGCAGGTTTATCTTTTGAAATAGGTGGAACTGCAATTACTAATGGTGGTATCACTGTAACTCAATCTGGTTCAGCAGCAGGTGATGTAGATTCATCTGAGCCTACTGCAGCAAACTCAGTAGAAGAAGGTGATGCAATTGAAATGATAACAGATGGTGCATCTGCAACAGCTTGTGAAGCAGTAATAACATTTGTAATCAGAAGATAAGGAGTAACATGGCACATTTTGCAATGAGACCTGTTACAACACAAAAAGTAAATTCAGCTGGAACTTCAGCTCAATCATCAGCTTTTGGATCTAACATAGAATACGTTAGAGTTATGGCAGATGCTGATTGTCATATTGAGTTTGGAGTAAATCCTACAGCAACTAATGCTAAAATATTTTTACCTTCAAAAGATGTAGAATATTTTAAAGTATCAGAAGGTGAAAAAGTTGCAGTAATAGGAACTGTAAATTTATACGTAACTGAATTAACAGAGTAATGGGAAAAGTTCGATCTGTAGAATACGATGGTGGTATAAAGACTAAGTATATCCAAGAGTCAGATGGTAAGCTAACTATTAATAATCAACAAGATGTAAATCCTTTGTTGAAAAGAAATAAAGAGCTTTATAATCA